AAACACAGGCGAGATAGCATCGGCGGGATGATAAATACTATTAACTAGGAGCAAATTAAATGGCAATCTCATCATTATCAAAAATAACAGTTCCACTAGCAAGCGGCGATAGTGCTGCTAGCCAGGGTCTGTTGATGCCGAAGCTCCAGTACCGCTTTAGAGTGTCGCTGGAAAACTTTGGTGTATCAACACCGACAACGGAACTTACGAAACAAGTTGTAGATGTAACTAGACCAACAGTTGCATTTGAACCAATGGAGATTCATGCGTATAACTCGAAAGCATACTTAGCTGGAAAGCATACATGGAATCCAATTACACTTAACTTACGTGAAGATGTAAACAATGCAGTTCAAAAACTAGTTGGCGAACAATTACAGAAACAGTTTGATTTCATGGAACAATCAAGCCCAGTATCAGGACAAGATTACAAGTTTACTACACGTATTGAAATACTAGACGGTGGTAACGGTGTATATACTCCAAATGTTTTAGAAACATTTGAACTATATGGTTGTTTTATTACCAATGCTAATTATAACACTTTAGCATATCAAAACAATGAACCAGTTACTGTTACTTTAGAAATGCAGTACGACAATGCAATTCAAACAGATGCAGAAGGCGGCATTGGTGTAAGCGTACCACGCGGTACAGGTTCGCTTATCACTGGCGGTGGATCTTAATATTTTTTAAGACAATTAGAGAAGGGGGCTTTATGTCCCCTTTTTTATTATCTGCGCACATTACTAATATAGATAAATATTAGTATGGCAAGTAGAGCATATTCAGACAATCTAAATTCGAAGCAAGATGGTGTCACTTTACGTGATTATAATCATGCCAGTCGATTATTTTTAAATAATAATTTAAAATTTGCACCTAAAACAAGATTCTTATATCATTGTTTTTTTGCTTTAGATCCATCAGTAGGTAATGTGTTAAGATCTTTAACACAGAAATATACAACTGAAATTGGAATGCTAGTTAAAACAGCAGACTTACCTCGCTACACAGCACAAGTAGAAACAAGAAATAAGTACAATAGGAAAAAAAATATACAGACACAAATTCAATATGATCCTATTACAATTACTTTTCATGACGATAATCATGGAATAACCAGTGCATTATTAGAAGCCTACTACCGTTTTTATTATGCAGACGCCTGGCATGGAGATCAACCAGGAGCATATAGTAAGTTAGATGGCGATAACACATTTAAAGGTTCTGCTAGACATCAGTTTAGATATGGCTTAGATAATAATATTAGTGTTCCATTTTTTAGGAATATACAATTAAGTCAATTATCAAGATCTCAATTTACTACATACACCTTAGTAAATCCGATTATTACTAACTGGCAACATGACAATCTTGATAGTAGTGATAATTCATTTATGCAAAATACAATTACAATTCAATACGAAGCTGTACATTATGATAGAGGTACTGTTACTATTGGCGACGATGGCGAACCAACAGGATTTGGATCTGTGCATTACGATAGTAGACCTAGTATATTAGCAATAGATAAAGATAATACAGATACAAGTGGAACAGATCTTATAGCACAAGACAACAGAAATTATAATAATACACAACCAGAAGACTTCGACCAAAATCAAACATCATTATCTAATATTCCAACTAACCCTAATTTTAGTTTAACAAATTTAGTTTCTAAATCACCTATTGTAGGAGGATTATCAAATTATAATTTTCCTAAAAATCAAGGAACTGGAGGCATACAAAATATAGCATCTGCACAAGCAGTATCTGTAACTAATTCTTCAAGTTCTACCACACTCAACAGATTAGACTTACAAAATAATCCTGCTGAGTTAGATAACTTAGCAAAACAACAATTTAAAAATGATTTCTTAGCGGACGGTGGTTCCGGTGGGACTAATGGTATTTCGATTGCATGGTCGTCTTTATCAGAAACACAACGAGAATCGTATAGAAGACAAGTATTGGAAAATGCAGTATGAGCGGGTTACCTATAAAAAATATATCAAAAAGATCAGATAGAGATATACAGTTATATTTCGACACTTATTTTACGTCTAATATAAATTTTAATGATAATGAGTATACAGCAGTAGAAGGATTTTTTACAAGTAGAGGTTTTGACAAAACAGCAGCAAAGGCTGTTAGTATTACATTATTAAATCAAGCAAAAACAGACGGAATAAAAGTTTTTAGTTTATTAGATACATTAAAAGGTATAGATAATGCCCAGTTAACCTATGTAGTTGCTGAAGTACTTAATTATAATAGAAAAAGGACAAGTGTTGTAGGATTTAAAAAAGAAAAAACAACTTCTAAATTTGAATCAAGAAATATTATTGAAGGTACTCCTGCGCCTATAGTTATAAATATTGGTAGTTCGAAAAACTTTAGTAGCACTGGATTTACATTTGATTCAGATACAATTACCTGGGACGGAGAATAATAAATGGCCAAACAAATTTTAAATACAGGGTTACAACCAAATGATGGTTCTGGTGACGGTTTAAGAACAGGTGGCGAAAAAATAAACAGTAACTTTAATGAAGTTTACAGTTTATTAGGTGACGGAACTAATTTACTTTCAAACGATATTGATTTTGGTCCTAACAAACTTTTACACAGTAATAGTGTTACAAATGTAGGCGGCTTACAAGATATAAACGTTAATACATATAATGGATTAGTTGTGCTTGTTCAAGATACTGGCGCATTATATTATGCTCACTCAGGTAGATGGTTTAAATTGTTAGCAGACAATTCTGCTAACAATGTTGTAAATTATCAAGATAACCTAAAAACTGTATCCTATACAGGTGATTATAATGATCTACAAAATAGACCATCTGTACCAACAGACTTAACTGATCTATCAGGTATAGTAGATGGTAATGCAGGTCAAGCATTGATTACAGACGGTACTGGTAACTTTACGTTTAGAGATATCACTGCTTCTACAATCGAATTTGGTAACATTACAAATAAACCAACAACGATTGCTGGGTATGGAATACAAGATGCGTTTGATGGAGACTACGCTAATCTTTCAAACAAACCTGCAATATTTTCAGGAGACTACAGCGACCTAGAAAATGCACCTACAATACCAGTTGATTTAAGCGATTTAACTGATAATACAAGTTTATTGTTTGATGGAGAATATCTAAGTTTAACTGGAAGACCAACTATTCCTTCTGATATAAATCAATTAAATGATACGCAGGGATTGTTATTTGGTGGAAGTTATGCAGATTTAACAAATAAGCCTACATCATTTAGTGGATTAACAGCATTATCGATGGGACTAGGAATTAGCGTTGACGAATTTTCAAATGATGCAAGTTTAGCAGATGCAAGTACAACAACATTACCTACAGAATTTGCTGTAAAAAGCTACATTGATAATAGAGTATTAGATGCAGGAATAGGTCTTACAGATTTAGGAGTAGTTGTTAATAGTGTAGGCACTGCCGATTTGAGCTATAACAACATTAGTGGCATTTTTACTTATACTCCACCTGATTTAAGTTCTTACCTTACTAGTGTTGCATTTGCAGACTTAACATCTACCCCAACTACATTAGCAGGTTATGGTATTACTGATTCTCCTACAACCATTACAGATCTAGGAATAAGTGACGGTACTGTCGGTCAAGTACTTACTACTAATGGCGCTGGATCATTTACATTCCAAGATCCTGGAGATCAAATTGGAAACTTTACTCTAGCTGCAAGTGTTATTGATACAGACGACTCGAGTGCAATAACAATAACACCAGCCGTAGTAATGAGTAGTGATCTAACTGTTCAAAATGATATAATTGTAAATAATGACTTAAGAGTTAATGGAGACATAGTTACAGGAGCAATAGGTGATCCAGAAATTGTTTCTGAAAGTGATATATTATTAACTGCTGCAACTAGGGTAACAGTTACTCAAAGTCCGTTTAAACTTGCAAGTTTTACTGATGCCGAACGTGACGCACTTACAGCTGAAAACGGAGATATGATTTATAACACAACAAACAACCGCCCTGAGATGTATGTCAATGGGGCATGGAAGATTGTTGATACAAGTCCAATAGTTTAAGGTGATACATGAGCGAAAAATATTATACACTTGCAACACACTCAGCTGAGCTGTTTGATGAAGTACACGATGCATTAGTAGACGGCAGCTGGTTAGGTAGAAATGTTTCTTGTGAAGACCATAAAGATCATAGTCCTACAAGAGGTGAGTTTTTATTAACAGACGAAGAAGCTGCCACGGTAGGCGAAGATGCAAGAATACATTTTATAAATTTAACGCCTGCAAGATATCCTGAAATTTTTAATGCAACTGATGACGACTTAAGATTAGATATTAACGCTGAAAATTATTCTCGTTATGGACAAACAGTTAAAAACTGGCAATTCTGGGCAAATAATGGTGCTATACTAGGATCTTTTACTGAAGACGGATCAGCAGACGTAAGCCGTGCAAGCAATCAATTGATACGTTGTAAACAAAAAAGAAATCCTTGGATAAGCGGTGGTTTAAATAATTTTGATTATATTGATAGGGATCCTGTACAACAAGGTGCAGGAGAACATGTTGATGTAATATGTATGGACAACGGTACTTGGATAGGACACGTTGAATTTATTAATCCAAATAGAGTAAATTTTGATGCAGGCACACCATTGAATCCAACTGACTATGTGGGCGGGAATGTATTACCAGGTAATGGATACTGCGATGTATTAGATGTTGTATTAGATGGCCCATACTATATAGATCCAGACTGGTTTGATGCTGACCCTGACAACAGATTAGAAACACGTTGGGACGGTACTATTGTGCCTGTTGAAAGTGTTGCAAGAACTTGGTGGGGAAATAGCAGTGAACGTTCTGCGGCTTTTTCAAGCATTGGTACTGTAACTGTAAGTAGTAGTTATACTAGGGCAGGCGTTCACGGATCTAACACAGCATACCCTTCAACTGCCACAGCAGATCATGGAACACAGTGTGGTAGTTTAATATTCGGAAGAACACATGGCTGGGCATATAATTGTAATAAATGGCATTTAAATCTTTACGGTTCAGGAAGTGCAGGCAGTATAGAAAGAGGGTTTGATCTATGTAAATTATTTCATCAATATAAACCTGTGAATCCGTTATATGGCACACAAGATCCAACTATAGGATCAAACAGTTGGGGATATAGAGCAGGAAAAGTAGCAAGTCATTATTTCTTTCAAAGTGCCACTGGTACTACTTACTCCGGAGTAAATGATGAACCAGAGTTTATGAAATACATGGGATTGGACGGAGATACTTTTCTAGGCACTCGACGTTGGAAATCAGAAATGTATGACAACTCTATGACACAGGCAGGTAAAGAACTTGTGGATAGTGGATTTATCTTTGTAGCAGCAGCAGGTAATTCTGGACAAATGCAGGTCGATCCAGACGATCCAAATTATGATAATCATATTGGCGATGCTGTTGACGAAGGCATATATGAAAATTCATTTAGTGAATTTGGCTACTCTGTTACTGGAACTACAAATAGACGAGGATTTCCACAACACCTAGGCAAAACAGAAATTCAAACTAGCCAAGGAAATACTACTGTAAAATTTCCTGTAATCAATATCGGTGCATTAGATGATGCATTTGGTAGTGGAAAGGAACGTAAAGTTAATTACAGCGATACAGGCAATGCTATTGATTTATATGCACCTGCAGATGGTACGTTAGCTGCAACAGTAGGAACATACGGCACAGATGTTGCACGTTATGATGATAGTTATACTGGGCTATCAACATCAAGTGATTGTAGAGATACACGGTTTAGCGGAACTTCAGCAGCCTGTCCTGTAGCAGCAGGTTTTTTAGCTACAGTGTTACAATATAACAGAGGCTGGAATTATAATGATATACGCAACTGGATACAAAACAATGTAGAGATCCAAGATAGTGCAGACTTTTATGATGATACTAGAGGCACTACAGCAGAAGGCACAGAATGGAGCGATCGTAATAGATTACAAGGCGGTGATGCTAGAGTTGCATATCTAGCTGCTTATCCGATTACAACGCCTCATCCTAGTTCCGCTATAAAGAAGCGCATATTAAAAGGACCATTAAACATATCAGGCGGCTTAACAATTAGGTTTAGGAAATGATATGCCTAGATTTGCCCAAGGTAAATTTAATCTAAAAAACCCTGACAAATATGTAGGTACTAAAACGCCTACATATAGATCAAGTTGGGAATTTGCTTTTATGAAATTTTGTGACGAACATGCAAGTGTTACACAATGGGCAAGTGAAGCAATACAAATTCCGTATAGAAATCCATTAACAGGAAAGTATACAATTTACGTTCCTGACTTTTTTATTGCTTACGGCGACAAAGGTGGCAAACAACGTGTTGAACTAATTGAAGTTAAACCTGCAAATCAGGCTATTAGAGAAAAAACAGGACGCAGTCGAGCTAACCAAGCACATTGGATAATAAATCAGGCTAAATGGGAAGCTGCAAGAGCTTGGTGCAAGCAGAAGGGTTTATTCTTTCGTATTGTTACCGAGGATGATATTTTTCATACAGGAAAAAGAAGATAAATAATAGTAGCATATAATGGATAACTCCTATGACTAAAAAATTAGAAGAATTACTAAACTTGCCAGAAAATCAAGACATTCTTGATAAAGCACAAGAACAAGAAAATGAACAAAAAAGTCACGAACTAGAGAGACAGCAAGAAACTATGCGTGACATTGCTGAATTTGATAAAATAGCAAGTGCATTACCTGCTGTAAAAGGTCTAGGGGATAAAGCAGATAGCGAATTAGAAGATATTGCACAACGTGCTTTATCAGCATACGAAGACTTAATGGACTTAGGTATGAATGTAGAAAGTCGTTATAGTGGCAGAGTGTTTGAAGTTGCAGGTAGTATGTTAAAAACTGGTTTAGATGCAAAAACTGCTAAATTAGATAAAAAATTAAAAATGATCGAGCTACAACTTAAAAAAGAGAAAATGGATAAAGATGCAGGTGCAGGTGATGACGGCATGATAAATGGCGAAGGATATGTAGTCACTGACCGTAATAGTCTGTTAGAACGTCTAAAAGGCTTGGATAAAGATAAATAACATATAACGGGATAACAAAAATGCGCACATTTAATGAAATATTAACAGAATCAAAGAAGACATATAATTTTATTATACGAGTTGCAGGAGATCTGCCAGAAGGTTGCGCAGATACCTTAAAAGTCAACTTAGAAAAATTTGATCTTATTAGTTTAACAGGTCCAAAACGTACTCCTATTGCGGAAAAGCCAATGGATTTCCCACAATTACAAAATATGGAAGTACATCACTTTGAGGCAGAAGTAGGTTATCCAACAGTTGCACATGTTTTAGAACATTATCTTTCAGACTGCTGTGGTATTGATCATACACATATTATTGTAAGAGTACCAGGAGAACCTGTAGAATTAGATCAATCTAAACCAGAAGACAATGCATACGAACCAATGCTAACACAAGAAGATATGGGCGGCGAAAGCGCACAGGAATCAGTTGGCGGAAACAGAGTAATGGATTTATTAAAAGAATTAGAAACAGCTCGTAAAGAAAACACAAACAGTCCAATAGCAGGAATAGAAGCAGGCGATTCTAAAGACATAAACAACACAGAAAACAGCACAAGTGCTGTAGGGAGTTAATTGATATGGATATGAAAAAAATACTATCTAACATGGACGAGGCTGTATCAGGCAATAGACCATCAGTAGCATCAAAAGATAAAAACGGAATGAAAAGTATTTTAGAATCGTTTTACTCAGCTAATACAAAAGAAGATAAAAAAATTGTTAACGAAGCAGTTTCAATAACTTCTGACTCACCCGATGAACTTGCACAACTATTAAAAGTTATGGGAAACAGCGCAGCACCTGAATCTCCTAGTCATAGTGATCAGGATATGGATATGCATATGCTACGTCAAATTGTGTCAGACCCTGAGCCGGAAGACGAATCTGCATGTGGTAGCATGGAAGATTTAGATGTTGAAGAAGATTACATTAACGAACCAGACGAAGATTATAGAGATCACAAGTTTATGACTAAAGATCTTTCAGGCGGAATTAATAGAGAAAAGAAAGCATATAAAGCAGCTCAACCAGGCGATAATGCAATGGCAGTTGAATCAATTAAAAAACAACTATGGGCAGCTCTACAAGAAAAGAAAAGTTGTTCGTCAAAACGTATGAAGGCTAAAGAAGGCGAATACAAAAACGATGCACAGCGTAAAGCAGTACACGCAGCAAAGTCAAAAAAAAAGAATGAGTCAGACGTAGACGAAGCACACGGTAACAGCAAAGTATATGACAAATGTTGGGACGGTTACGAAAAAGTTCCAGGAAAGAAAAGAGGCGAGCCAGGCTCTTGCAGAAAAAAATAAAATAGCTACGATGGGGAGCGGAATCAAATAGGCACTTAGGTGCCTATTTTTTTGGTTAAATACAATATGAGTAAAAGTTTAGATGGTGTTTTAACCAAGAAAGCCAATCAACGAGAACAGTTTACTGAAGCACAAATACAAGATCTATCATCATGTATGGATCCTGACGAAGGATATTTGTATTTTGCTAGACATTTTGCGTTTATTCAGCATCCTGTGCAAGGCAAGTTGTTGTTCGACCCTTATGAATATCAATTACGTTTGATGCATAGTTATCATAGCTATCGTTTTAATATCAACATGATGCCAAGACAGACAGGTAAAACTACCTGTGCTGCGATCTATCTTGCTTGGTATGCAATGTTCAATCCAGATCAGACAATACTAATTGCTGCACACAAGTATACAGGTGCTCAGGAAATTATGGCACGTATACGCTATGTGTATGAAACGTGTCCTGATCATATTAGAGCTGGTGTTACAAGTTATAACAAAGGTAGCATAGAGTTTGAGAATGGTTCACGTATTGTATCGCAAACAACAACAGGCAACACAGGACGTGGTATGTCTATCTCGCTACTATACTGTGACGAGTTTGCGTTTGTGCAACCTAATATTGCTGAAGAGTTTTGGACTTCAATATCACCTACACTAGCAACAGGTGGTCGTGCTATTATTACTAGCACACCTAATAGTGACGAAGATACCTTTGCCACTATTTGGAAACAAGCAGAACAAAAGTTTGACCAACACGGCAACGAGCAAGCAGTAGGAATTAATGGGTTTCACAGTTTTGTAGCAACATGGGACGAGCATCCTGACAGAGACGAGGAATGGAAAGAAGCAGAAATTGGACGTATCGGTGAAGAAAAGTTTAGACGAGAATATGGCTGTGAATTTTTAGTATTTGATGAAACACTTATCAACTCAATAAAATTAGCAACGATGGAGGGTTCTAGTCCTATATTAAATATGGGTCAGACTCGTTGGTACAAGAAACCTACCAGCCAATACACCTATTGTGTATCACTCGATCCCAGTATGGGAACAGGCGGCGATTTTGCTGCAATACAAGTGTTTGAATTACCTAGTTATGAGCAAGTAGCAGAGTGGCAACATAACCAAACTGCAATACCCGGCCAGATTAGAGTGCTTGCGGATATATGTAAGTACCTAGAACAAGAAACAAAAAATCCTACAGGCATATATTGGAGTGTAGAAAACAACGGCATTGGTGAAGCAGCATTGATTGTTATTAATGATTTTGGCGAAGAAAATATACCAGGCTTGTTTGTAAGTGAACCAATCCGCAAAGGACATGTTCGTAAGTTCCGTAAAGGATTTAATACAACACACAGTACTAAAATTACAGCATGTAGTCGTTTAAAAACAATGATCGAAAACGATAAAATGATTTTTAAATCCAAACCCTTCATTAGTGAATTAAAAGCATACATTGCTACGGGATCAAGTTATCAAGCTAAAGTAGGACATTCAGATGATTTAATTAGTGCAACATTACTTGCTATAAGAATGATGGATGTTCTAAAAGATTGGGATCCTAGGGTATACAATACATTCAATCAGACACAAGATTTAGAAGATTACGAAACACCAATGCCAATCTTCATTAGCAGTAACTATTGATAAATACTAATATGAAAAACCTAGAGAACATTGCAGAAGATCTGTTTAATAAAATTAGAGGAAGATTTCCGAGTGTAACAATTGGAGATGAAAATGGCCAGGTGACAAATGTACCTGAAGATGCAAGATATTTTGATTTTGATTATAAAGAAGCCGATAGAACTTTAGGTAAAGTAAGTATATCAATTGATGAAAATAGTTTAAGTGTAATGTATAATGATAATTTCGTTGCTACAGAGAACACTGTTACTCAAAACAACTGGTATGACTTTTTAAAAGAATTACGTCAATTTAGTAAAAAAAGAATGCTAAATTTTGATACAAGAAATATTACTAAATCAAATTTAGATAAAAGAGACTATAATTTTTTAGCAACAAATCGCCTTGGGGAAGAACAAATGAATGAGTCACAAATGTATGGAACTAATAAAACAAGTTTCCAAAAAATAGGAAGTGCTAAGTTAAGTATAAAACATTCACAAATTATTAATACTGAAAGTTCATTAGCACGTAGCCAAAAAATTGGTAAAATATTCATTGAAAGTCCAGAAGGTGAAAAATTTAAATATCCTTATAAACATCTAAGCGGTGCTAGAGCAATGGCACGTCATGTTGCAGAAGGCGGCACACCATATGACGACTTTGGTAAACACATTGTAGGACTTAGTGAAGAACTTTCAAAATTGCGTAAATTTAATTCGTATATGAAACGTTCAGCTGTAATGGCAGAAAGCCTAGCAGGTTATTTAGATGTTGTAAAAGAACGTGCAAATTCTATCAAAAAAGAAATTGCAAACTTACAAAAAGAAAGTTTTTATAAAGAAGCAGTAGGCTCTTACGAAGCACCTGTGCTAGAAGATGTACCTGCAGACGTTGCTGAAAATTGGATTGATCAACTTACTATTAAACAGTTTAACGAAGAACTACAAGATGTTTTTCCATACATCTACAATCTTGTAAGTGAAGCAACCAAAGCAAAAGAGTTAGGCCCTGATCAATTAGAAGAAGGTATTGTTGATTGGATTAAGAGCCAGTGGCAAGAATTTCAACAAGCAAGAGCAGACCGAAGAGCGCAATACGAACAGCAGTTACAGATGATGACTCAAATTATGCAAGATAACGGTATGGATGATTTTGCAATTAGACGTATTATTGACGGATGTTTAAATGATCCTCGTGTATGTATGTACAATCATATTAGAAAGAGCGGCTTTGGACATCAGTTCCATAATGAACTACAAGATGTATACCAAGAATTAAAAAGCGGATTTACTACACGTAGCGGTACAACAGATGAAGCAATAACAGATGAAGGACAAGGTAATTTAGATAATATTCAAGGTCCTGCTGAAACTGTTAAGGTACGTCAAGGTATGACTATTTTTAGTATTGCACAAATGTTTAACGATCAAAATAACATGGGCGGTGATGTGCAAGAATTTGTTAAAGAAATTATGAAGATGAATAAAATTTCTAATCCGCAACAATTACAAGTTGGACAAATTTTAAAAATGCCATATTCTATGGGAACAGGACCAGACGGTGCAAGCAGAGGTTTGCCACCGGGAGGATTTTCAAATTATGAATCACAGATTGAAAATGCATTCGAAGAAATGATGGGTCAGTTTAGTGAATCAAATGACTGTGATTCAACATGTCCTAAGAGTTGTCCGGACTGCGGTGGCACGGGAGATCCTGCAAAATATAAAGAAATGAAAAAAGACGAAGCAGAAGTAGTAGCGGATAATCCTAAAACACCTTTAGGAGAATTTATTCTTAGCTATTTTGATTATACAACTGGACAGTTTCCAAAAGGCGAAACAGCAGTTCTTACTATGGTAGAAAAAGACTATGGTGAAAAATTTATTGAACCTGCTAAACAATTTATAGAGCGTATTAATAACAAAGTAGCAGAAGTTATGGGGTACAGAGATACTGATGTAGACGAGTCAGGTTTACAGTATTACACTGGAAAAAAGAAATACGGCAAAGAAGGTATGGCCAAACTTGCACAAGCAGGTCGCGAAGGAGCAAGCGAAGAAGAACTAGGTCGTATCAAAGATGAATACAAAAAAGAATCAGACGAACTGAAAAGACTAGCAGGACTATAAAGAATGCTTGTTAGAGAGATAATATCTGAAAATAAAGAACGTATAGACGAGATTGCTTTTATGGCGCTTGTTCCTTATATCGTGCCTGTTGTAACGGCAATTGGAGCAATATGGACAGCAGTGGACATATATTACGCAATACAAGAATATGTCGACGGCGGCGGATCACTTACAGACTATGAAGAATTAAAAGAAAAAGTAGGTCCAGAAGCAGCAATAGCAATTCGTGATTTTGTAATCTTTTACGGAGTAACAAGAGTAGCTGCAATGACATTTAATACTTTCCGCAGACTTTGGGCAGCAGCAAGAAAAAGAACATCAGATGCTGACATAGGCGGTAACGCAGCAGCAGGAGCAGCAGCTATAGCAGGTGCACAAGCTATTGATGCTACTGGTGCAACTGAATATCCTTGAAAATAAAGTCTTTTTTTAAAAAAAACACTTGACATTTGATAAATAACACTGTATAGTATGTAATGTGCTATACAAAATAAGGCACAATGCAATAGGCAAAACATATAGGAGGCACAACTATGGCATCATTAGCAGAAATCCGAGCAAAGCTCAAAGAACAAGAATCACGCACAAGCGGTAATAGCTCAGGCGGCGGTGATAACGGAATTTACCCATTTTGGAATATGAAAGAAGGCGATAGCTCAACGCTACGTTTCCTTCCTGATGGCGATTCAGACAATACTTTCTTTTGGAAAGAGCGTTTGGTAATTAAACTTCCGTTCGCAGGCGTAAAAGGCGAAACTGATTCACGTCCAGTACAAGTACAAATCCCATGTATGGAAATGTACGGCGAGACATGTAACATTCTTAATGAAGTACGTGGCTGGTTCAAAGATCCAAGTTTAGAAGACATGGGTCGTAAGTATTGGAAGAAACGTTCTTATATTTTCCAAGGCTTTGTAGTGGATAATCCACTAGCAGACGACCAAACTCCGGAAAATCCAATCCGTAGATTTATCATTGGTCCACAAATCTTCCAGATCATTAAACAGGCTCTTATGGATCCTGATATGGAAGAGTTACCAACAGATTACACAGCAGGTGTAGACTTCCGTCTTAACAAAACTTCAAAAGGCGGTTATGCAGATTACTCAACATCAAACTGGGCACGTAGAGAGCGTCCACTAAATGATGCAGAAATGCAAGCAGTCAATACACATGGTCTGTTTAATATGTCAGACTTCCTACCTAAAAAGCCAGGCGAAGTAGAACTAAAGGTCATGCAAGAAATGTTTGAAGCGTCAGTAGACGGTGAAGCATTTGATATGGATCGTTGGGGACAATACTTCCGTCCAGCAGGTATGGCACAGCGTACAGGTGATCCTAACACGACTCCTGCGGCTACTACACCTGCTCCAGCAGCGACACCAGCACCTGAGGCAGCACCTGCTCCAGTAGCAGAGGCAGCACCGGCAGCAACTCCAGCACCAGCGGCTGAAGCGGCTCCAGCAGAAGGTGGCAACGCTCAAGACATTCTAGCAATGATTAGAGCACGTCAAGGACAGTAATAACAGCAAGCTAAAAGGGTTGCATCCTTATAAAGCAACCCTTTTTAGTTGCCCAACTTTTTAGATAGGAGAAACACATGGCATCAAAAGCATTTGATCCTACGAAGTTTAGAACTTCGTTAACTAAATCCATTACAGGTATGAGTGCAGGTTTTAATGACCCTACTGATTGGATTAGTACAGGTAACTTTGCACTCAACTATCTTATCTCAGGAGACTTTAACAAAGGTGTTCCAATGGGTAAGGTAACTGTTTTTGCAGGAGAGTCTGGCGCAGGCAAATCATATATCTGTGCAGGCAACATTGTAAAAGAAGCACAACAGCAAGGCATCTTTGTAGTTCTTATTGACTCAGAGAACGCACTTGATGAATCGTGGCTACACGCACTAGACGTAGACACATCAGAAGAAAAACTACTTAAACTAAACATGTCAATGATTGACGATGTAGCAAAGACTATCAGTACGTTTATGACAGACTATAAGGCTATGCCTGAAGAAGACCGTCCTAAAGTATTGTTTGTAATTGATAGTTTGGGTATGTTGCTAACACCTACAGACGTTGATCAGTTTAACAAAGGCGATATGAAAGGCGATATGGGTCGTAAGCCTAAAGCACTAACATCACTTGTACGTAACACAGTTAACATGATTGGCTCACACAACGTAGGCTTAGTATGTACTAACCACACTTATGCGTCACAGGATATGTTTGATCCAGATGATAAGATCAGTGGCGGACAAGGCTTTATCTATGCATCAAGTATCGTAGTTGCAATGAAGAAATTGAAACTAAAAGAAGATGAAGATGGCAATAAGATTAGTCAAGTTATGGGTATTCGTGCTGGTTGTAAAGTAATGAAGACACGCTATGCAAAACCGTTTGAAGGTGTGCAGGTTAAGATTCCTTATGAAACTGGTATGAACCCTTACAGTGGACTAGTAGATTTGTTTGAAGCAAAGGGTGTAATTGAAAAGAGCGGTAATCGTTTAAAATATGTTACAAGCGAAGGCGAAGAACTACTAGACTACCGTAAGAAATGGACTGGAGCATTACTTGATACTGTAATGTCAGATTACTTGGTAAAAGAAGCATCTGTGGTAAATACCGCTGAGGTTGACGATGAAGCAACTGATGATAATTTAACCGAGGAACCAGTCACTAATGAATGAAGAACAAATTGCAGACGTATGGATGCTTTTTAAAGAGTATCTAGATAAAAAACATATCGAAATGGCAGCCGAAAGATTTGTAGATTTACTTGCAGATTATGGAATTAGCGATGTGACTTTTACAGAACTATTAGGCACAGATACACATCTCGATCATGCTATAAATTATTATTTAGATATTGACCAAGAAGATGAAATAGACGAAGAATGGGATTGATATATGGGTTGGTATAGCGAGATATCTCGTGATGTTGGTAAAATACCAAATGCAGTAGCACACTACGAAAAAGAACTATCAGACGCAAAACAAGAATGTAAACTTGTCGGTAATGTTGAAAAGTCAGCAGCAGCTATGCCTGGTATCGTAGAGCATCGCTTTAATCAACTACAAGAGATTGAAGCTATACTAAACTATCTCAATATAGAACTACGTAGATTGCGTAGTTCATACTTCAAAAAATATCTTGAAAATTATCAACGAGCTCTGTCAAGCCGTGACGTTGAAAAATACGTTGACGGTGAGGCAGACGTTGTTGACTATGAAAAAATTATTAACGAATTTGCACTACTACGTAATAAATGGCTAGGTGTCCTAAAAGCACTCGATCAAAAGCAGTGGCAAATTACAAACGTAGTTAAACTACGTGTAGCGGGCATGGAGGATGCAAGTCTTTGAGATGTTTAGAAATAGGACCGGGAAAAAAACCGATCAAAGGATTTGAAAGTTTAAATCTAGGTGAAGGACAACGTACCGAAGGCGGAGCAGACCACGAAGGTGACGCTAGAAAGCTACCATTTAGTGATAAAACTTTTGACATTGTGTATAGTTCACATTGTATTGAACATATACAATGGTATCAAGTTGAAGATACTATTAATGAATGGGCAAGGGTAGTTAAGCCTGGAGGTTCCTTAGAAGTTTGGACTGTGAACGGGTATGCTATTGCTAAATCATTAGTAGAATACGAAGAAACAGGAAAATGGATAGGCCCTCCTATTAAGGAATGGAATAATAAAAAAGTACTTGCTATGCTAAAGGACGATCCTTATTTGTGGGCAAGTGGTCGGATAATGAGTTATCCAAGATCTGGTGATTATGACTCGAACTTACATAGAGTAATATGGACGCCTAAATTTTTAAAACAATGTTTTGAAAAAGCAGGCTTAAAAAATATTAGAGATATGGATAGTAGTGAAGTAAGAGGTTATGACCACGGCTGGATCAATATGGGGGTTTGTGGTGTTAAACTTTAGGTCTATAGAACATTTAAATTTAGCAATTGTAAACAAGCTAGATAAAATACGCTCTTTGAATATTGACTTAGTAGTAGGCATACCTCGTTCAGGAATGTTGCCTGCAAGTTTAATTGCTACACACTTACAATTACCATTCGTTGACGTTGATGGTTATAATTCTAACAGATGGTATATTAGAAATAAAAAAGTTACAGTGCCATCAGACATTCCTAGTAATCCGTTAAGGGTATTGCTAGTTGACGATAGTATTAATACTGGAAATGCTATGCGTAATGTGTTAGGATCGTTACGTAAAAGTAATGACACAGTTATAAAATTTGCAGTATACGGTTCACCTAAAAACAAATCTGAAGATATTGACTTTGTTTGTGAAGAATGTCCTTTACCTAGAGCATTCCAATGGAACATATGGAAACACAATGACGCTAAAAATTGGGCAACAGACATGGACGGTGTATTGTGTCGCGACCCTAACAAAAAAGAAAACGACAAGGGTCCTCGTTTAGAACAGTTTTATAAAACAGCAGATACAAAGTTTTTGTTCACTAAACCTATTAAGTATATTATTACTTCTAGAGAAGAACGTTTTAGAAAAGTTACAGAAGAATGGTTGTCGCAAAATAATATAGCCTATGAAAAACTTATAATGAAACCTACCAGCAATCCCGGCGGCAATCAATCTCACGCCGAGTATAAAGCTAATACATTAAATAATTTGTCAGATGTAATTTTTTATATAGAAAGCGATCCCAAGCAGGCTAAGATTATGTCACAACTGGTTAAGATACCAATATGGTGTATAGATAATCAAAAATTATATTAGGAAAAAATATGCAACAAGTAGATTATAGTTCATGTGCTAACTTACATGAGATAGCAAAAACAACACTTACAGGTTTATCAGAAGTTTATCATGAAGCGTTTCCAGAGTACATAAGACAACTTCCTAAGTTTTTATCTAAGTGTAGTAGTTATAGAGAACTAGGCACTAATCAAGGCGGATCTGCATCAGTTGCAATATTAGAAAATCTTTCTTACTATGAATTAGTTGATAAAAGTTTTAAAAATTTTAGTCCAATAAAAAAACATGTCGATGCTTACGTTAAAGAAAATAGTATTGATATTATATACCACGAAATGAGTTCGTTAGATGTTGATACTAATATAGAGACAGACTTTATACTAATAGATAGTGTACACAAATACAAACATGTTTCTTCAGAAATAAAATTATACGAACCTCTCACTAAGAAGTATATGATGTTTCATGACACTTTTGGCTTTCCTGGAGTGGGACAAGCTGTAAAAGATTTTTTAAATTCTAATACCAACTGGAAACTTATAGAAGAACAAAAAGAGACTCCTGGATACATGGTGTTGGAGAGAGTATGATGAAAAATAAAACAATAATTATAAGTGGGGCAGATTCACATCGATACGGTGCTCATATTAATCATAAAAAATATGCAGACATTAGAGGCATTGATTATAAATTCCATTTAAGTAGCGGACTTGCAAACCCTTTTTTTACTAAGTGTTATGCTATCTTAGACAGTTTTGAAAAAGGATACGAATACGTTTTATGGATAGACGATGATGCATTTTTTATAAATCCTAATTGGAATTGCTTAAATATTTGGAAAGAGTATGCTGAAGATGTTATTGTAACACAAGGAAGAACAAATAAAAAGTCTGGAATAACTCTTTTTAACAATGGTGTTATGTTTATAAGAAATACAAATAAAATGCGAGATTTATTTGAAAAAATACCTAACACTTCTTGGAAAGATATGCAAGCTAATTGGAATCAATCCTGGGGACCTTTAGAAGGTAATGATCAGCCTAGAATGATTTACCTAACACAACTTTACTATCAAGATGCAGTTAAAATTTTAGAATATCCTGGATTTAACGCACATGAAATCACATTTAAGCAACGGAAAAAATTCTTAGAAACAGAGCCTCCTATTGCCCATATCACAGGCACTAATAAAGAAGGAAAGATACTAAGATTTATAGATGTAACTGGTATACCAATTCCTTAATTTACATTAACCTATTGCTATAAATATCTTTATGAAAGTAATACTAGTCACAGGTGGCTTTGATCCACTACACTCAGGACATATTGAATTATTCAAAGAAGCAAAAAAACTAGGTGATAAGCTGATTGTAGGAGTGAATTCCGATGACTGGCTTACACGCAAAAAAGGCAGGCCGTTTATGCCCTTTACAGAACGTGCAGCACTTATTAAAGAACTTGCAGTAGTTGATAAAGTTATCGGGTTCGAAGATAGTGACGACAGTGCTTGTCAAGCAATATTCCATACACTGTCAACAGAATCTAGTAAAATAATATTTGCTAATGGCGGCGACAGAACTAATACCACAACCCCAGAATACAAACAATACGGTGGCCATCCGGATGTTGAATTTGCATTCGGAGTCGGAGGATCAAATAAAGCTAATAGTTCAAGTTGGATACTAGACGAATGGAAAACACAAAAGACAGAACGTGACTGGGGATATTGGCGGGTATTAGACGACAAGCCGTCCAAAGGTTATAAGGTAAAAGAGCTTGTAATTTATCCAGGTAAAAGTTTAAGTGATCAGCGACATTTCAAACGTAGCGAGGTTTGGTCAGTACTAGAAGGTACAGTTAAGATGCAAACAGAATTTGAAAGTAGACAAGAACAGGTTTATCTTGAACGTCATAGCCGTCCTTATGAAATAGACATAGAAGTATGGCATAAAGCAAGTAACCCAGGAACTGAAAACGCACACATATTAGAAGTCCAATGGGGCGATTGTTATGAAGAAGACATAGAAAGAAGAGACCAATGAAAGTATTTGTAGGTTACGAACCAAGGGAAGATATAGCGTATCAAGTTTGTAAACACAGTATTCAAAACAAACAACCAAAAGCAGAAGTACGTCCCCTAATACAAAAAGAACTACGTGATGCTGGTTGGTATTCAAGACCAGTAGATAAACTAGCCAGTACAGAGTTTACGTTTACACGATTTCTTATTCCTGAACTTATGAACTTTAAGGGTTGGGCAGTGTTTATGGATTGCGACATGATACTTACAACAGATATAAAAGAGTTGTTTGATCAAGCAGATGACAAGTATGCTGTAATGTGTGTACAGCATGATTATACGCCGCGTGAAGGTATTAAAATGGATGGTCAAAAGCAAACCATTTATCCACGTAAAAACTGGTCAAGTGTAGTATTATGGAACTGTGGTCATCCTAGCAACAGAGTTGTCACACAAGACTTTGTAAATGATACAGAACTAAATGGTGCATATATGCATCGCTTTAGTTGGTTAAAGGACGAAGAAATTGGAGAGCTTGATCATACATGGAACTATCTTGTTGGCGTGTATGATGATATCGAAACACCGAAGTTGATACATTATACAGAAGGCGGTCCTTGGTTTGAAAATTACAGAGACTGCGAGTTTAATGAACTGTGGAAAAACGAACTGTATGATATGTTTAAGTAAAAATCTTACAGACGAATATGTAAATATGTTTGCCAAAGGTGCTAGGTTGCCTATAGAAGATTACAACTATGACTTTGGTAATAAACCTATACTAATACGAAGCATGGGTAAACGTAAACTTATACACGAGTGTTGGAAAAACAATCACACTTTTTATTATATGGATAGCGGCTATGTAGGTAACTATAAGTCTAAATCTAATCCTAACGGATGGAAGGTGTGGCATCGTATTGTAAAAAATAATGTACAGCATAGCGATATTACAGAACGTTCAGATGACAGGTGGAAACGTTTAGATTATCCTATAGAAAAACGTAAACAAGGAAAACACATTTTGCTTGTTACTCCGTCAGAAAAGCCGTGTAAGTTTTACGGCGTTGACAAAACTCTATGGGTAGAACAAACTGTTTCATTACTTAAAAAGTATACAGACAGACCAATAGTAATAAGAGATAAAGCACCAAGACAACAACGTATAACAAAAACAATATTTGATGATCTAAAAGACTGTCATGCACTTGTCACTTATCAAAGTATTGCAGCAGTAGAAAGTGTGTTATATGGTGTCCCAGCGTTTACAGCAGCACCTACAGCAGCAGATCCAGTATGCGATAAGGATCTTAGTCTAATTGAAACACCTACTGTACAAGACGAACATAAAATATATAAATGGGCGTGTCACTTAGCATATGGACAATTTCATAACGATGAATTAAAAAATGGAACAGCCTACAGGATATTAATGAATGAAAACAGTTAGAATTTATTATGCAGGCATACCAGCTAAAAATAATAAACGAGAAAAAAGAGACGTTTTAAAAAACTTTCACTTAGGAGTAGGTGAAGGTGGTCACAGTACAGAAGTAGAAAACACAGACTGGCAACCATCAGATCTTGCAGTTATGCAAGGATGGGTACACGCCAATAGTGGTAACACTCCACACTTAGTTTTTAGAAAAAGAATTATTACAGAACAAAAAAGAATAGGTAAACACACATTAGCTATTGACAGTAATTTATTTTTATATAGAGATCCAGGGAACACTAAGCAATACTTACGATTTAGTCTAGATGATGTTTTTCCTACTACAGGAAACTATTTTATAGATAGTGTAAATGCTAATAGGTGGCAACAGATTAAAAAAGATCTTAATATAGATTTAAAACCTTGGACTAACAAAGGTAAACATATCCTTATATGTTTACAAAGAAATGGCGGCTGGAGCATGGCCGGCCTAGATGTGATGGAATGGTGTAACTTAACTATACAAAGTATTAAACAATATACAGATAGACCAATTGTAGTTCGAGCACATCCGGGAGATAAACGAGCACAGCAGTATTTAAAATTAAATCATCCTAATGTAACAATTAGTAATAAAGCATCTATACTTGAAGATTTTCATAAATGCTGGGCTGTTGTAACATATAACAGTAGTCCTGGAGTTGCCGCAGCAATAGAAGGTATTCCTGTGTTTGTTACAGACCCTACCCCGCAAATAAGTCAAGCATACGATGTATGTAATACTAATTTAAAAGATATTGAAAGGCCTGAGAGACCTGACAGACAGCAATGGATAGAAAAGATTTCAATGAGTCATTTTAATTTTAACGATTTAAAAACTGGAGTTGCTTGGAAAATTATAAAGGAATACTTATGAAAAATATCACAGTTGTTACCACGTTCCATAAAGAAGGACTAGACTTATACGGCCAAAGATTTTTAGATAGCTTCTCTCAGAGAGTAGATAAAAAAATCAAGATGCTAGTTTATGCAGAAGATTGCAATCCAACCAATCCAGATCCGGAACAGATTATAATACTAGATGCAAAAGAAGCATTGCCTAAACTAAACACATTTAAAGAGCGTTGGAAGGATGATCCTAAAGCAAATGGTACTCCGCCAGACGATATTAAACGTAGTCGTCCTAGAGATTGGCACAAAGGATTTAAATGGGATGCAGTGAGATTTGCAAATAAAGTATACGCTGTGCTTGATGCTTGCGAAAGATCTAAAGATTGGTGTGTTTGGATGGATGCAGATATGTTTGTTCATAGCAGCTGGGGTCATAAACAATTTGCAAAACTACTTCCAGATAATATGTGGCTAACTTATGTAGGCCGTGGCAGAGCAGCAGCAACTTGGCCAGAATGCGGGTTTTACGGTATGAATTTAAATCATCCAGTGTGTCACGAGTTTCTCAAAGAATTCGAACGTATGTATGAAGAAGCAGATGATGGTATTTTTAAATTACCCGAATGGCATGATAGTTATGTGTTCGGATATATATTAAATAATATGAAAAAAGATTTTCCTTTGGTTTTAGATTACACTGCAAACACTGTTTTACAAACTGCAAGGACTGGCGGCGGCGGACATCCTTTAATCAATACTGAGCTAGGTGCATATATTGATCATCTTAAAGGCGCTAGGAAAAATTTAAAGAAATCAAAAAAAAGTGATATAAGCGTTACTCGTACAGAAGAGTACTGGAGACAGTAATGGAAAAATATGCAGCAATAACAAGTATGGATCGTAAATATTATGATCATTGTGGAAGGTCTATGCTAAGGTCTTTCAAAACAAATTGGTCTCATCTGTTTAATTTATATGTGTATAACGAAGATGAGTTTGAAGTAAAAGTAAAAGCAGTAACTCCTGTTGGATGGGATCTTGGTTTAGAATATGACAATTTTATGTCTCGACATAATAATCCTAGAGTAAAAACTTTTGCAAAAAAAGGGTTCACAATTATACATGCAATGGATAATATAGATTGTGAAAAGTTAATTTGGTTAGATGGTGATACAATAATTAAAGCAGAAGTTCCAATGCAGTTATTAGAACTAATATCGCCAGACGATGTCCTTAGTACACATTTTAGCGTATGGCATATAAAAGATGACGTATCTTATCATAGTTGTGAAACAGGGTTTTTTATTTTAAATAAAAAACATAAAGGCTATACAGACTTTTGTAATACATACAAACAAATATATTACGAAGACAATATAGACGGATTAAGACGGTTTTATGACGGAGAAGTTTACGGCAAAACTGTAGAATTAATGGAAGCTAAGGGACATAAGATGTTAAATCTTAACCCAGGAAAACATAAGACACCTATTAGTAGAAGTGTAATATCTCCATACTTAGATCATTACAAAGCAGGATTAAAAGATCAAATAGATTATAGTAAATTAGAAAAAGAGTATGAAGATTAGTTTATGGACAAATCATGGCGCACTTAATAGTAAACCAGTTTTTGATGCCTTTGCTCACAGTTGTGTGGCTGCTGGGCATGATGTTGTTTGGAATGATCCTGTTTCTGATGTTGATGTTATTTGGAGTGTTCTTTTCGCTGGCAGAATGGCTCAGAATAAAAGTATCTGGGAACGGGCAGTGGCACAATCCAAACCGGTGGTGGTCCTAGAAGTAGGTGGTATCAAAAGAGGAACAACTTGGAAGGTAGGATTAAATGGCATTAATAGAGATGCTTTTTTCGGTGATGCTGGGAACGATAGTAGGCGTAGCAATTTACTTAATCTTAGATTAAAGCCTTGGAAATACAACGGCGAGTATATATTAATTTGTGGCCAGCACGATAAGAGCTTACAGTGGGTCAATATGCCTTCAATGAGTCAATGGGTACATAGTACTATTTCATATATAAGAGCAAGGACTGATCGACCTATAATTTTTCGACCTCATCCTAGGTGCAGATTGCCTGCCATTGAACACGAATTTAAAAACGTTAGAAGACAAGAACCTAAACAAGTTCACGGAACATATGATGACTTTGATATGAAGTTTGATAACATATGGGCAACTGTGAGCTGGAGTAGCAATCCTGGTATTCATAGTATTATAAATGGAGTACCTGCATTTACAGGTCCTAGTAGTCTAGCATTTGATGTTGCAGACCAAAAGTTAGACAATATAGAGAATCCTTTATATCCTGACAGAACACAATGGCTGAACGACTACGCATGGACAGAATTTACAATTGAAGAAATAGCTGAAGGCTTACCACTTAAACGCTTGACAAAAAAGATAATCTAAGTTATACTTTTAGTATGACATATGAAGCTCGTACAATTGAAGACTTGTTAGAACTTATTGCTAGTTTACAGCAAGGACCAAAGATACAAATACAATCTAGTGATGTAAATTTTTTATATAGCATCGGCAGACAGGTGTTTAAAGGCACTCCGTTAACCGATAGGCAGTACCATGCTGTAAAAGAAAAATTATCCCTATATAAAGATCAATTGCAAGATTATAACTTTGAACTAGCTGTAGACAATCTAAGAATGCCGTTGCGTCAAATTGATCGTAGCAAATATATTAAAATTGCTGACCATATAGACGTAGCAGGAAACAAAGTATATGAATCATTTAAAAGTGATTGGAAGTGGATAAAGATTAGATTTCCCTTCAGTAAGAAATTAATAATTTTACTAGACAAAATATCTAAACAATATTATGAACATGAAAAAGGTTCTCATATTCATTATTTTAGATTTGATGAACAGAACACTTTTGACATTGTTGAAAGTTTTAAAAATAAAGAATTTGAAATAGATAACGAATTAATAAATCAATATTACGAGATATTAGAAATGAAGAATAATAAAAAAGATTATGTACCAGGTATATATAATTTAAAATTAAAAAATTTAAATCAAAATGCAATAGATTATATTATTAGTTCTGTTGGCGAACCTAATATAGATAACCTTGCTTTATTTAAAGACAGAAAAGATACTCTAGGACTAGAATACTTCGATGACGACAACTTAAATGAAAGCATATTTAAATTATCTCCACTAAGTCAAAAAATAGTTAATCGTGTATCTCCTAATGTATTAATAACACCTGAATCATACACCTTTAATACAGTAGCAGAAAGTTTATTAGAACTGAATAGATTTCCATTGCTAGTTCTCCTCAATGAAGATTCTGCATTAGATGAGCTACATTTAATTAATCAATCTTTTAAAGGTTTTATAGACAGTACAGAGTCATCCGTGCTATTTAGGCTTGATAATGAGAATAATGCAAATTTTAATAATTATGTAAAAAATAATAATCTTAATTCTCCTCTTGACAAATCTACTAAAGTAGTGTATATTAATAGTAATAAGGTTCCTAAGCCCTTGATTAAATCAGACTGGGAGCCAGAAGCAATGTTGTTAATGTCTAGTTTTAGGTTACGACAGCATTCTACTATACTGGCGGAAAATGTAGACTTGGTTATTCATTATGATAATAACATGAGTCAAGTAATGCGTATAAAAGAAGGAATACAAAAACTTTAATGGCAACATGCAAACTTATAATTGAAGATGAAGTAAACATCAAGCTAGAAGGACTTGACGTTGATGTACGTCGAAAGCTGGCAAACTCTCTTAAGTTTGAAGTCCCATATGCACGATATATGCCTCAGTATAAACTAGGACGATGGGATGGTAAGGTTGCTTTCTTTGGCATTGGTGGTACAGGTTACGTCAATCATCTTGACATTATTAGTGATGTACTTGCGAAAAATAATGTACAAATAGTTGACATTGAGGATAACAGACATCCTGTACAATTAGACTTTCAGCCTATTGACGAACGCTACTGGGCAGACCAGGGTGTTGTATGGCCTAAAGGTCATCCAGCAGAAGGCGAAGAGATTATTCTACGTGACTATCAGGTCACAGC